CAAGGGAACCACCCTTGCACTATTTCGATCGTTTTGACCCGGTTAAGGTCAGAACGGGCTGCACCCATGCGTCCATCTCAGTGGTAAGCTCCTTGTATTTCGCTTCCAACTGGGACACAATTAGGTCGACCTGGTCCTGCTGGTCTGTGGCCGTGTCGTCCTCCTCGCATTTTGACCAAGACTGTAGACGTGCTTTCTCTAAGGCATCCGCAAAAGGCACGGACCTGAGAATGGCAATCAGACGCCTCATCTCCGCCGCGCGGAGCATAATTTGTCTGTCGGTATATGGTCCACAGTGGTTAAACAACACGCGTCTTTCGGTAAGGACCGGAGCAAAGTCCTTGAAAGACGGCATGTTCATATAGGATAGGTCCGGTGTGGGACCGACCGGGCGGGGTTCGAGGAGAACCACTTCGTAGGTGCACCAAAGCGCACCACACACGAAGGGAGTCGTCAAGTTCTGCGCTCCACTGGTTCTGAGTATGAACTCGGCGGGGAAATAGTCCGACTGGGACCAGTTTGACACCGCCGGTTGCTCATTATTTATGAAGCAGAAAGGGTTGACGGCTTGTTTGGGATCGCACTCCATGTAGCAGGTTGCGGCGGCCGCAGGGGAGCAGCCGACTGCGCCGTTCATGTTCAAAATGGCAGCATTCACCCCTCTCGGCCAGGCTGCCGTGGATTCAACCACATTGTAGTTGAAGCACATGGCCACTTGCCCAAGCGCTGCTGAGGTTGATGACACCGCAGTACCGCTCAAAGGCACGTATTCCATGGCAAGGCCGGTGAAGGCAAATTTCTGCCAGGACTTGGCGATGCCAGACAACCACACGAATTGTGACTGTGCGGGTCCAATATAGAAATTGAAATTGGACCCCGCAGTCAAAATTGTTATATCAAACATATACTCTCTCCGTGTGATTGTGACAGCGCCTTCTTGGTTATGGTGCATAAGAGGAACTAGATCATTGGTGGACAGTGGCTCTACTAAGGAGTTGGTCTCCGGCATGTCGGCGGGCTCGGCAACGGGAATACCAAGTTCACTTTGCAGTGCCCCGTGATACTCTCCGCTGCCGAACAACTTGCCAACGCCGGAACCCAACACACCCCCTAGAAGTGATCCAATCTTAGGGGAACCGAGAAAGGAGCCAGCAATGCCACCAAGGGCAGAGCCCGCATCACGAAATGGTGCGGACTCCGCCTGTTGGGGCCCTTTCTGTCCAAGCGCAAGCTGCTTATTGCGCTTGCGTCGCACGCGACGCCGAACGCGTCGCTCCCGGGTTTTCTTGATGGGCATTATCCCCCGCAAGAACACTTTCCGGGCGAGACACCATGTGGTGCTTCTCAATGAGATCTAGGACCTCCAAATATTTATCTCGATGTGGGTGACGCTGAACATAGTTCCTCAGGGCCCGATCGGCTTCCGGTCGGAAACCCTTAACCCCGTGGCCGTATAGGCTCTTAACAGGGTCTGTTGGGTACCACGCGGAGCCATCCATGTGGAAAGTATGGGAGCAGAACTCAAAGGTGTCCTCGGCCACTGTATAATCTGTGACCCGGTGCCCAAGTTCCGCATACTTCTCTACTGCATTTTCCACGGGGGCTTCAAGGCTATCATCACCCATAGCTACGCACCATTCAGCACCAACCGCCCACGCCATGAGGACGCGGATACGCGAATTGGTGGAAGAAGTGTTAAAAGTGCCAGACTTAACAACTCCTAGGATATCTTGCGATATTAATTTTCCTTGCGGAGTGGAGTAAAGAGTGCGGCACAGACACCGAGCTCGACGCACCATCAAATTACGAACGTAGCTAGGGCAGCCACGCATTAACTTGGTGCGGATTTCGGCATCGAGCATTATTTGCCACTCTTTAATGGACCAATCAAAACCGCTAACGTCGGCACAGGCTATGCCCGTGCCGTGTTTCTCCGCGCGCTTGGTGGCAGCGCGAAGAATGCGTTTATAATCAGTCTCTGTGGCGAGGCCCATGCCGGGTAGGCTGGGCAGTCTGTCCCACAGAAATATCTCCACTTTATTCTGTCTGGTGTGTAGCAACCTGTCGATGACCTGATCAACGAGAGAGACTGAAGAAATCAACCTCCATCTCTTGCTCAGGAATTTCTTTTCAGGGTGTGGTTCATTCTTTACAAACAGGGAGACGGCATCGCAAAGCGATTCGTCAACTAGGGACATGGGAGTCCCCAGGCAATCATTACACAAAAGAAGTTTCAGACGGGAGATGACTACACTAACTATAAAGTCCTCCCCCATCGTCTCTATAACCTTGGTGTTGTCCCCAATCTTTGACAGGGGGAAACCTGGGGAAGCATCTGATTTGATCTCATAACGGAGGATATTAACTACGCGCTCCCGCACAAGATCCCATTGTATAGCGCCCTCAGAATCAGGTACCCAATATGAAGGAACACTGACGTGAGGCCACTCTCTAAGCGCTCTATCTAATAGTTTCTGCCTAAGCTCTTGAGCGGGCTCTGCGCCAGCCTGGTGGCGCGCAGCCTGCATAACTATTGAATCTAGGACGGCTGCCTCGCCCCTAGGGGGCATGGCATAACCAGATAACTCTGGAAGAACTTTTATTGCTCCTTCCGGTTCGAAGCTGCGTGGCTCCTTTTCCGGCGGCGCGATGGTTTTCCAGTTTCCGACCCAGGTAAGTGGTGCTTCATCGGGGGACGTTTCGCTCCCGATGAGCTGGGAAGCGCTTTTGAACCAGCGGATTCCTGAATAGTGTCGATAGGTTTCGAGTTCTTCGTATCGTGCTGGCCCTGGGATTGAAATATTACTTTCTTTCCCGTCACCGGACTTTCTGGCTCGGGCTGGCCCGGTGACAGCCTCTGCCGAAAATCCTCGTGCGTGTCGTGCTTACTTTCACTAGAAAGTGGGCCAGACAGGCTGGGCAGTATGGCGATAGCTCGGTCCAGCTCAGCCCGTTTGGCCTCATACTCTTTCAAGAAAGCATCCTTGGCCTCTTTCAGTTCCTCGAGGCTCCGTCGATGTTGGCGAAGAACCTCAGCGCGGGCTTCAATTTGAGCCTCCTCCTGTTGCTGTTGGAAACTCTCAAGCTCGCGGCGTTTTCTCGCGATCTGGTCACGGGTGTACGGCAGGGGCTTCCGCTGTGCAGCGGTGTTAGCCATGCGCTGAACTGTGATGGTTCGGCCATTAGACTCATAATCATCATCGAAGCCAAAGACATGCCGAGCGCGGTTAGCCAGCACTGAGGCTGCATACTGCGCCGGGTCTAGGCTCTCACGGCCGGTCGTTTCACCAGACCGATCTGCAACAAACCTATTTCCGAGGAAACGGAGAATAGTTCCATTGTAGCGATCGTCGAGGTCGTTATAGTAGTCCGCTACTTCCTCTATATCATCGAAATGATTAGCATAGGGATCCATACCATCGCGGAACTGTTTCTCATAGAAGTCGTCTCGTTCATCCTCAGGAACCTGACGATACCTTTGGATATCTTGCCACTCCTCATGCGTAAACTCTCGAAGGAGTTCATCATCAGAGTAGTCATCCTGAGAGCTTTCCAAGACGGCACTCGCACTTTTCTTGCTCGCGCCTTGCTTTCCCCCGAAGGGAAAGAAAGCAGGGGAGCATTTGTTAAGGGCACTGGTGCCCGAAACGTGCACCCCGTACACCAAGTTGCCTCCCAGATTCGTCAAGGGGAATCCAGAAGAACCTTTGCGCGTGCTTGCGGTGTGGGTCAGTAAACCCTTTTCCATGCTTTGTAGATACCCGTGGGCCATGGAGACGTTTCCCTCGCTATCACAGTGAATAGCGCGTACTGGCGCCCCGCTCGGCCAATTCTTGGCTAGTTTGGCCGCTTTAACCTGGAGCTGGCTCCATGCCTTCTCGGGAATATCAACAACGACGAAATCCAAGACTTGAGAAAAGGCCACAAATTTGAGGTCTTTCTCCAGTTGGACATCGTTGCCATTGGCTCGTAAACAAATTGTGTCCACGCCTTTCTGTGAGAGCAGGTGCTCGATCACGTGGTAAGCCGTATAGAGGTAAGTCTTCTTACCGTGGACAACACGCACGCCTCCCCCGTGTACTCCAGTTAAGCGGTGCACTCCGGGCTCGGCGTGTATCAGAACGCACGAATTAGGGAGAGAGTGGAGGATCCTGTGTTTGGAGCCAGGGAGCGTAGATTCTTTGACATCAACCCCTCTATACTGAGGCGAAGGGTCGAGTACACAAGGGCAAGGACATACTTGCGCTCGCTCACAAAACTGCATGCGCTCGCGCTGTTCGAGCACGAAAGCGCTAAACTCCGTTACAGTCATGGAAAATTCGAAAGTTTGGCCTCCAGCGTCAATCAAGATAGTGTCTCGCTCGAGACGTGGTACAGCCAATTCCATGGGTCCCATTACAGGTCCATCCACTTTTACGATATTACGAATAGAGCTACTCGCTCCTCGGCAACGCCGGGCGAGCAAGTAGCAGGCAAACGCCAAAAGGAGGAAGACAACCGGAGACAATACGTACCAAAATTGGATCGCATTGAAATCCGTTGTCCAACCCCCAAAAGAGCGGATGCTGTCGCGTGTGAAATTGTACAAAGACATAAGTCTCGG